ACCAAAGTATCGACCAAAGCAAGCTAGTGCCATTACTTACAGCGGCACTGCAAGAAGCATTAGCTAAGATTGATTCAATGGAAACACGACTAACAGCATTAGAAGGATAATCAAATGCCAAACACACACATGGTCTATCGCAAACCCAACATCCTCATCTGGGATGCCTTGGTAATTTTAACTTAAACCTAAAGGAGAAAAGTAGTGGCTCAAGAAGGTTGGCACTTATCCAAAAGTGTACCAGCAACGTTATTATTTGGTTTGATTACACAAGGGGCGGCTATCGTCTGGACAGTATCAAGCATGAGTGGTGACATAGAACGCAACGCAATAGACATCACACGTAATAGAATGGACTTATCTAACTCTATGATGCGTATAGGTGACGCAGAAAACAACATACAAACACAAGCCGTAGATATGGCTGTAATCAATTCTAACATACAATTCATTAAAGATGCCGTTGAGAAAATGGCTAAGAATTAAGGAATAGGTAAATGAAACTAGACCCACTCGGCGGTATCGTCGAAGGTCTTGCTTCTGGTTTAGACGAATTATTCACAAGTGACGAAGAGCGTGAGGCCGCTAAGTTAAAGTTAATGACTTTGATGCAGCAGCCTCACATTCTCCAAGCGGCGGCAAATATTGAGAGTGCAAAACATCGCTCAGTATTTGTTGCTGGTTGGCGTCCAGCTATCGGCTGGATAGCGGCGTGTGGCCTCGGCTATGAATTTTTAATCTTACCATTTGCAAGCCTAATAAATGCTTACGCAGAATTACCTGCAGAACTACCAAACCTAGATAGCGATCAGCTTATGAGCCTTGTTATGGCACTATTAGGACTTGGAGGTATGCGGACATACGAGAAATACAAAGGTGTAACTAAATGACACAGAAACAACTTTTAGAATTACTACATGAGACACTAGCTCAAAACTTATTATCTCGCATTCAAGACCCTGATGCAAAATCAGCAGACCTTAACGTTGCCCGACAGTTTCTTAAAGACAATCATATAGATGCACTTCCAGTAGACGGTAGCCCACTAGCAGACCTAGTGAAGACATTACCAGACTTCAACGATGATGATGCAGACCTATCAGAAATGCGACCTAATTAATATATGTTCTTACCTAAAACTTCGTTAGGTGTTCCGATAGAACAAGACCCTCTGAACGACTTCAGAAAGTTTTTGTTTGTCTGTTGGCAACACCTCAACCTTCCCGACCCTACCCCAGTACAATATGATATAGCTAAACACATCCAACATGGTGACAAGCGAATTATCGTAGAAGCGTTTCGTGGCGTAGGAAAATCATGGATTACTTCAGCCTACGTTGTGTGGTTGTTGTATATGAACCCTCAACTTAACATCTTAGTTGTATCAGCATCTAAGAACCGTGCTGATGATTTCACAACGTTTACTCTTAGACTAATTAATGAGATGCCAGTATTACAGCATCTTATGCCTCGGACAGATCAAAGACAGTCTAAGATTAGCTTTGATGTCGGCCCAGCGGCGGCCTCACATGCACCCTCAGTTAAATCTGTAGGTGTTACAGGACAGCTTGCTGGTTCGCGCGCAGACGTATTGATTGCCGACGACATCGAAGTGCCTAATAACTCAGCCACTCAGGGCATGAGAGATAAACTCTCAGAAGCTGTAAAAGAATTTGACGCTATCTTAAAACCAGATGGACGTATTATATACCTTGGAACACCACAGAACCAAGAAAGCTTATACAACAAGCTGCCTGATCGTGGTTATAAAGTACGCATATGGCCCGCTAGATACCCGAACGAAGACCAGTTGGTTTCTCTAGGTAGTAAACTAGCCCCTAAGATACGACAGGAAATAACAGATGATGCAGAATTACTAGGAAAATCTACAGACCCCAAACGTTTCACTGACTACGATTTAGCAGAACGAGAAGCATCCTACGGACGGTCAGGTTTTGCTTTGCAATTCATGCTAGATACAAGACTCTCAGACGCCGAAAGATACCCCCTCAAGGTCTCTGATTTGGTTGTCATGGATGTACCCACTAGCGAAGCTCCAGACAAGGTTGTATGGGCTTCTGGTGAGCAGTATGTCGTACAGGAATTACCTAATGTAGCTTTCAATGGAGACTACTTTCACAAGCCTATGTTCATATCAGGACAGTTCGAAGAATACAGCGGTTCAGTAATGTCTATAGACCCCTCTGGTAGAGGTAAGGATGAAACAGGTTACGCTGTGGTTAAGATGCTTAATGGCTTCTTATATGTCCGCAGATGTGGTGGAGTAGACGGTGGGTATTCTGAGGAAGCTCTGCAGAAACTTGCTATGATTGCTAAAGAAGAGAATGTTAATGAGATAATCGTTGAGAGTAACTTTGGTGATGGTATGTTTAATCAATTGATGACACCCATATTAACTAAGATACATCCTGTTACATTGTCTGAAGTTAGACATAACACACAGAAAGAGAAGCGTATCATCGATGTCCTAGAACCTGTCATGAACCAGCATAAGCTAGTGATAGACAAGAAGGTAATAAAGCAGGACTACGAGAGTACACAACACCTACCACCTGAGTCATCCCTTAGATACCAGCTTATGTATCAGATGACACGGTTAACTGCAGAACGAGGAGCGTTATCTAACGATGACCGCTTAGATAGTTTAGCAATGGCTGTTCAATACTGGGTGGATGCTATGGCACAAGATGCAGAACAGCGCATTGGTGCTAGGAGAGAAGAGGTATTACGAGCAGAAGTAGATAAGGTGCTGCAGTCAGCCTCATTGGGACTAGCAGTAATTACAGGACACATAGCAGATGGGTCAAGTAAAGGCATGAAGTGGTGACATATCGAGGGGGGTAATCTTATGTATAAATTAATTAGGTTGCACTATAGGAAAGACCCCCCTCCCCCTGTATACCCTATAGGTAACTATAGGTAACTATAGGTAACTAAAGTTCTATAGGTTCTAAAGTTCTATAGGTTCTATAACATGCTAGGGGTAGTCGTCGTAGTTAATCCTTTAGTAAGAGTATATAGATCAGATGAAGATTAAACTAATAGATATGATAGTAAGATTATATTCACACAACAAATACCATAGGAATGCTAGTAAAGCTGTAAGAGAGCTGAGTGCTTGTACCGATGCTGAACTAAAAGACATAGGTATCAGCAGGTATGATATAGTTCGTTCGGTTCGCTGTGGGATTGCTAGAGGTGGCTAGAGGATAATTTAGTTAGAAAAATCTGAGGTGGTATACGTATATCACCGCGCGCCTAAATCCCCCGCCCGATTTGACCTTTATATTTTTACAGGCGCGCTAGGTTTGCACCAGTATCTACACCAATACCGCTAATCACTCATCATACTAGGGGGGTGGCAACAGTTACCTAGATTGTTTCCATGCTATTTCTATGGGTAAACGAAAAGGCCGCCAAGTTTTCGCTTGGTTCGTCTCTCTTTGTATTACCTATTGATTTGCAGAACCGACAGCTCACTACAGAACCGACAGCTCACTACAGAACTAACAGCTTACTATATACCAGCAAACATCACGGCCCATTCATTGGGCTTTTTTACCGTGGCGTTCTCTATTGTTTTCTAATCGTTTATTAATCGAATACTATTTAATTATATATCGGTGTAAAATAACTGTTTACATTCTAATCGTTAATCTGTAGTAACTAATTAATGTTAATCAAATATAGGAAACCAAACAATGCTAAACGAATATATAAAAGCTCTACTAACTTTAATCCTAGTATTACTATTAGTAGCAAGTTGTTTATTATTATTACTAACAGGCTATTCAAATTTTGCATGCCTGATGATGATACTCGGTTCAATCTCAATCATCTTTATTAATGCTGACAACTTTTAATTTAATCTAATCGTTAACCATTACTACAAACAAAGGATAATACAAAATGAAAACTTCAAACAAAGCAATCGACACAATGCAAGAAATCACAAACAAAGTTATTTCACTAATGGAAACACATGGCACCGATTGGTCAAAGCCATGGCGTGAGAGTGCCAGAGCTGTTGGCAATCCTATCAGCGCAAAGAAACGCGAATATACTGGCATCAACTTTTTAAACCTTGGTTTCATTACAGCAATGACAGGTTACAAATCACCAGTATTCGCAACATTCAAGCAATGGAAATCTTTAGGCGCGACAGTAACCAAAGGTTCTAAAGGTTACGCTGTGTTATTCTACACCACTATCAAAATTAAAGATAAGGTATCTGGTGAAGATAAAATGATACCGTTCCCTAAAACTTATACAGTTTTTAACGCTGATCAAGTATCTGGATGGGATGGTTCATGGTTAGAAGATACCGACACAGAACTAGAC